GTAGTCCTATCCTCGTAGGCCGCGTTACTCAGTGATCTAGGCACGGAGCCCCAGACTTTAAAGCCTCGATCATCACGAACCAGCATCTTCAGAGTATCGCCGTAGTAGCCCTCCTGAGTTTTTACAGTAATGACCTCACCAGTGATGACCTGCTTGCCGTTCACGATAGCCTCTGCATCAGCGTTCTCGGCGGCGTTCTTTGCCGCCCACTCGGCCTTCTTGGCTATGTTGCCATCAATGATCTTCAAGACAGCCGCGCCCTGATTTGGTGAAAGCTTGCCGTAAGCGCTAAGAGCTTCGTCCAAGCTTCTCGCAAATTCGTTGCTCATCGCATTGGAGAGTAGCCAAGTGTGGATCTCATCAGCACGCTCCTGAGTTTTTAACCATGTCTTGCGAGCGTTGGCGATAATGTTGCGCTTGATAGCGTTGCTATACGCCTCTGGGTTTTCGATTTCGCTCCCGCCTGCTATATACCCTACCCTGTGTCCCATAACTTTCTCCAATTGATTAACTACATTGCTATAGTCTCACATATCGTGTCGTTGTGCAAGTGTTTGGACAAAATAAATCAAAATTATTCCTCGGTCTTCCAAATGGTGATCTCTCGAACGCCATTAACCCTTTCTGAGCGAGTCACAACTTTGCACTTGGGATCTGACTGGCGAATCGCGGCGGAGATCTTTTGCTTCTCCAGATCGTCTTTGACGATCACGCAGTCGCCGTACTCCATAAAATAAACAAATCCATACTTGACAGATCGACCTGCTCTTGCTGGGATTGGCTTGCCTTTGATAATCTCCATGATTTTCTCCTTATCTCAAGCTTCCGAGAAGCGGGAATTCCCAATAGTCACCGACCTCATAGTCGTATTCAGCCGCATTTGTATCAACGTGCGTCGCATAATCGTAGCGACCTTCTATCCACACGACCGCATCAGTACCGAATTCTTTGACCGCTTCCGCAACCACCTGTTTTATGTATGCCATCGATATTCGGCCAGAGCCGTAATTGTCGTAGCGTTCGTTGTCATCCTTGTCGGCCATCACTATCTTCCACCCGTCCGTGGTGACAATCGGATAACCCCTGATCTTGTTTGCCGCGACACCCGCACGGACATCTCTGCGCAGTTCAGCGATTTGGTTAAGAATGCTTGGCGCCTTTTCTGTTACATTTTTCACACTAGTCTCCTAGCCCCCGCAGGGGCGGTTGGTGGTTAAGCGACCATTTTTCGCTTGGTTGAGCCGACTTGGCTGTTCAGTGATACCTTCTTTCCTTTTGCGTAACCCGCGTTGTAAGCGTTCTGCGATACGCTGTAAGATCTTCCTGCGCTGTAGCTTAGATTGAAGCGCTTGATAATCAGGTCTTTCTTCACAACAACCAGATCTGTGCCAGTCGTCGCCTTGCTGAGCTCTTCCTCTCGCTCGGCCTTGATCTCTCGGCATCGATCTAAAATTGCGAATACCACCCCCATCTTGAAACTGTTGCGATCTCGGCGCGAGCCATCAAACTTCTTAGCCAGCCGCTCAGTCACAGCAACCAAGTAGTCAAACATCAGTAGCGCAACCTGAGTGTCTTCNGGCGTGCCGCAAAACTTTATCTCGTTGTTTNGCTTGGTCGGCAACGTGCTTGTGAGATAAGAGGCTGACCACGCCAGNNTCCATACCCAGCTAGAGTTGCGACTCTCGCCAGTCTCAGCGGCCACCATGTCGTCCTTGTTGATAGTCTGCGCGGTGAGCTCGGCGTACTGAATGTCGTGCTTTCGCATCATGCTCTCGGCGCGGCGCAGTGCTATCGACGCCTCGTTCTCGTTAGACGCGGAGTGCTTGGCCATAGCCAGCAGTTTCTGCACTCGATCTAATAATTTCGCTCTATCGTTCACACTAGTCTCCTAGCCCCCGAGGGGGCGGTTGATTTGTTAGTAAGTCCCCAGAGGCTTTGCCCAAAAGAAGCTGTCGATCAGGTAAGTTTTTGCCTCCGTTTTTGTCATCTTGTCAAGCGCATCGAACTCAAAGACAAGCGTGCCGCTCTCGCTATCGGTAAACCAAAATTCTTCTTTTAACACGAGATCTACGAGGCCACCATAAACGCTAATGTCCAAAACATATTCCATCCGTTTTTTGCCAAGCGTCTTCTTAACCCAACTTTCAGTAATCATGCCTACCTCCAATAAAAATGAATTCTCTCTCAACAGTTCCCATTATACATGGATCGTGTCGGTGTGCAACAGTTTGCACAAATATAATTAGACTATGAAGTAATAAGAATTGATAGTTATATAACTAATTGTTCTAATCAAAATGTATAAATAAGTGTACAACGACATGGTATGTGCTATTATATCCATGTAGTTAATTCATTGAGGAGATCAAAATGAAATTAGGAAAAGAAACTGGTTCGCTTGTGAACTACATCTATGGAAACTCTACTATCGGTGATGTAAAGATTGGTGATCCAGCCACTCTGACAAGCTGGTCTGATCGAAGCGCCGCCACTGTTACCGACGTTTTTGCTTACGGCAAATATGATTACATCTCGGTGACAAAGGACATCTCGAAAGTTGTTGGCGGTACTGGCTACGGCGACGAGGTTTACGAATACAGCCGTGATCCAAATGGCTACGAAGAAACCTTCAGGGTAGTAGACGGCAAATTGATTTCTGTTTACAAAAACACTGCAACAGGACGATGGATTAAGAGAAACTCTGGCGGTTGTTTTGTCGGGCGCAGAGATTCTTACAGAGATCCTTCTTTCTAACCCGCTACAATAGGTTTTTATTGAGGATTTGGAATGAGCAAAATTACGGTTGAATTGGACAAAGAGGACGCGGAGGTCGTCCTCGCTAACCAGCAAGAAATTGTCGAGCTATTGCGGCAAATACTGGAGGAGCTAAAAAGTGGATAAATATTTTAGAACGCTGGAGGCGGTAAAGATTTCGGCAATTAAGCCCGAGATGTCGAAGCCACAGCAAATTCGCGCTTACAAAACTGCGCTAATACGGCATCATGGTATTCGTGATGAGGCAAAATACATCATTAACACTTGGATTGGAGAATCAAAAAATGGCTGACAGATATGAGTTGGAAGAGTTTGTAAGGTCAAAAACGGGTGCAGGGTACGTTGTAACGCACTCGGTTTCAGAGGATAATTATGAAACAATTGCTAGGCGAGCAAAAAAACTGGAGTCTGAAAAGACGCCCTACAGTATTTATTATATTGCCGAAGACGGCGCGAGAGATCGCGTCGCTTAATTACTTTTATAAGGACTGACCTATGAATATTTTAAGTTACTGGTCTTGGGAGGGCCAGCCTTCCGTGTTAGCTGACAAAAACACGGAGGATGCTCTAGCCTTTTACATCCCAAATGGCGAGCAGGACTGGGTTCCCGCAAGAGAATACGATGTGGTTCAGTGGTTTAAGGAAGGCAGAGAGATGCCAGAAGAAAAATTTAACTCTCTCTTTGGCGTTATCGGCAAAGACCTGCCACCGCTCCCCCCTTCATAAATTTATCGACCAACTGCTTTAATATCTCGGGGTCAACGGACTTGCTGGCCTCGGAATACAGCCTTTTCTGCTCAGATAGTGCGGTGTTGTAAAGCTTGAGCTTTGTTTTAGGAATCTCGCGCTTATACTTACCCTCTACCTTTCTGCTGTACTCGTACCAACGGTGACCCGGCACCGCCGCTCTCGCCATCTCTGGTGTCTTAACTTGAATCTCGGCAACAATGTTCCTACCCTGAGAGTCAGGAACCAGTAGATTCATCTTTCGATCAAAGTAGCCAGTTTCTGGTATTACCTGCCAACCCCTATCAACCGTAGGATATTTAGCCGCAACCCGATCTACCACTTTTTGAGCCTGATCGGCGGTGTCTATGTAAACTGTCGTTCTAACGCCGTCTGTAAAATCAGACGGAGACAATCCCTTTCTCTCTATCTTGTTGGCTATGCTCTTAGGCTTCTTGACCTCAACATCAAACTGCTCGCCATTCTTGAGGGTAATAAACTTTCCCGCCTTTGTTCCGCCTACGCCCGCCGCTATTTCTTCAACGGTTTGTTGGAAGTCATCGTTGACCTCCAATGCGCGGTCAATCATGTCATCTACCGTTGCAAGGTCGGCTTGATTCGACTTGAGTGCCGCCTCGACCTCTCTGACCCCATCAATTCCACCCTCTTGAAGAACCTTTGGGGTGTGAACAGCTTCCGTCATTCTTTGGCCTGTCCGAACAGCCGCAAGTCTCGCGGCATCAACGCTCTCTATTCCGTCAGGAGCAATCGCCGCCATCTGATCGATTGACGCAATCCCAGAGCTATCTGCGGCGTTATCGAGGCGACTCATCTTTTGCAGGGCTCGGGGTAGCTTGAGCGCGGCGGCGATTGGTATGCCAGCGAGCGGTATTGCCGTTGCGGCATCGCCTAGAACGCCCAATCCCTGAAGCGCGGCATCTAGGTATTTATCCGACCTCAAATTTTCAGCCATAGAAGGGTTGTTTTCAGCGCTAAACAGGTCAACTATGTCTGCCTCAGATGACGGCATACCCGCCATTTGACCAGCGGCATCTAGGGTTCCAGCGCTCGGAGCAAACTGCGCGGCAAGGTAGGCAAGTTGCGTGGGGGTGAGGATTGGCTCTTGATCGAGGTTCGACATGGTGGGGTCATTCATTAGCTGACCGACGCTACCGCCCATATTGTACTCAAAGATGTCGATATCCTTCATAGCGAGCTCCCCATTTTATTTAGCAACCATAATAATGCATATACGGCGCCTTAGTCACGTAGATTCTCCATCTCCATGATCTTGTCATACGACAAAATCAAAACGTCAATAAGGGATTCGAGCTCAAGCGTATGGAACCATAAAGAAATGTTAGAATCCATGTGAGTGATCTCAATGCCGCGCTCATACACAACAGCGTTGTGGCGCGATAGCTCGGATTTGCCGTGTCTTTCCAGATAATCGGACATACTCAAAACATTGCTCATGTCTCACTCCAAGTTCTTTTTAAAATCTCCAGCCATTGCGGCAACGTCATCACGACTGTTTGGGCGTTGTCGCGCTCCCAGCTAGGGTTTACGGCGTACATTGGCACGCAGACGCGAATAGCCTTGTTGTTAAATTTGTAAATCAACACGGGCGTTCTGTCGCCGCAGGATTCGCACACTTGATGCCACCAAGCAGGAGAATACCACCAGCCTGATTTATAACTCTTGGCTTCGATGGCGTGGTCGGGGATCTCGATATCACACTGACCAGCGCTCTGATACTGATCCAAGTTGCGCTTGCACTCAAAATCAAATCCGTGCTCGGCAAAAAAAGTATTTAGCCGCTTGACCAGATCGCGCTCAAAGCTGGCGCCTTTCGTTCGACTATCTGCCACAAAATTCTCCTAAAAATTTTAACCCTAGGATTCCTAGGGGGTCTTTCCTGAAAGCGATCCTGTAGCCAGTTTACCCAGAAAAAAGTTCAATCTCAAAAAACCAAATTGAGTTGCAAAATTATTCGGTGCGAGTACATTAAGAAAGACGCTGGCTCGATGCGTCGTTAAACAAAGCGGCAAGCGCTTTCCTAGCAAAATTATCAGCCGCCAAAATTGAGTAAGGGCGGGGTTGCGATTCCCACATAGCCGACCTAATCCCATCGGTGCCCGAAGCGGGATTAGTTGGTTGAGAATTTTTTGAATATTATATGAGCAAAACTCAGTTAAACCCGTCTCGCCGCGCCGCGCCGCGATCAGGGGGGTGCCCCCCCAAAAACCATCCAAGATCTCAAATCTTTTTTCCCGACCCCATAGGGTTCCTTTATTAGTGCGAATGATTCTCACTCAACCCCCCATATGGGCCGTATCGTGACCCCCGTGCTCACAGGGGACGACCAGAGGGCGCCCAGATGCGTCGGCGAATCGCGCCTATATAACTGAAAGTTATAAGGAAAGTGCTTTTTATGCGATTTGCGCATAACTGGGGGCTGGCTGTGGGCGCCGCCCCCGCCCACTGTTTTCTCACGCACATTATACACGCGCATAACCCTAAAGATCTTTGTCGCTGTACGTGTCGCTGAGCCCGAACAATTCGTCCAGTCTTGACTTGATGTCGTCCTTCGTCATGGCCTCGATGTTAGCGTTGATGTTGAGGTTGTGACTGCGGTGTATGCTCAAGCCAGCGAGGTTGTTAAGCTCTTTGACTGCACTCACCGCCGCGTTGTACTGTCCGCTCTCGAACGACACCTCGGCTATGTTCCATAGCATTGCGCCCGTCTTGGCTGGAGTGATGGCATACTTCTCGCGCAACTCTTCCTGCGCTATGCGCACCGCCTTTGTAACCTTCGGTTGATCCTTGCCGTTAAGCATCTTCGATGCGGCATTTGCTGGGAAGCTAAAGCCTGCTCTTCGAGCCGCCTCGGTCTGTCCGCACGCACCTTCGGTGTAATGCCATACGAACGCCGCTTGCATATCTGTCAGCCCGAGCTCTTCGTTTGCTTCAAACTGATCTGGCATCTTAACAAGCTGGCGCTTTTCTTTCTCTGGTCTTCCTACCTTCTTCTCGCCCATCTCTCTCTCATCTCCTCTGCGAACGTCCGTTCGGCCTCGCTCATTGTCACTACGTCCTCGCCGCTCTGCTCTTCGAGCATTAGCCGCCACGCTGTAAAGTTCTGTAAATACGTTTTGTCGTCGTCGTAAATAAACTGTTCCATATGCACCTCAGTGTACAGTGTACAGTGTAGGCTACCCTTATAAGGGCTGGTGCCTGTATAAACATAACTAGGGTTTTATGTGCCCTATTATTTATATAAAACTACTAAACTAAGTTTACTATACCCTACCCTACCCTGTACTAAAGCCCTTTAAATACGGTAGCTTGCGCATAAAGTGTACAGTGTACAGTGTACAGCAAGATAATTTGTATACATCCTTATACATTATCGATCCCTCTTATATAAACATACACATCGACATCATAAGGGTATCATCGTCATTTGCTATACCCTTTGCCACCCTGCTGTACCCTGCTTAATCGCCCCACTTGGGCGCGGAGATCTCGCTAAGGTCGATAGGTAGACTGTAATCCAAGTCGTATATCTTCTTGCCATTGCTACGCCTTGGTTCGAGTCCTCGGTCTGCCAACACCCGTGCGGCGTCTTTGAAGTCAGCCATGCGCGGGTTGGATATCCCTAGATCTTTCAGGAGACTGGTCATCTGTATTGGCTTGGTTACTGCGCTGTCGAAGTCAATGTATTGCAAGAGCAAGTCTTCGACTGCACTCTGGGTGCGGAAAAACTCGTTGCTGTTCTGTAGGAGCTCGCGCTCTTCCGTCGTAAGAAACCAAGAACAGTTGTCAACTTCGTAGAGGGTTGCTTTGACCTCTGCCCACACCTGTTGCATATTCAGACCATGGCGCCAGTCCACTTCCTTGATAGGCACAACCCAGAACCTTCGGTTCCCTGACGTATCGATCAGGAACTCCTTCTCGTTTACGCTGGCAAAGAACGCTGTTCTCCGCTGGTATTGACTGAAGGCTCTGTCATAAGGTAGGCGCAACTCGTCCCTGCGCTTCGTTAGGAACGCTTTGAGTTGGTCGATGTCGGCACGCTTAAATGTGGAACCAAGCTCTCCGAGCTCACATATCCAATGGCTGACGCATTGCTTTACGCTGTCCTTATCACTGGGGTTCAGTGTGGCGCCCTCAAGCAACCAGTCTTTCTCTGGTGCGAGCGAGTTGAACCACTGCGTCTTACCAGCGGCCTGCGCTCCTTGGAACACCAGTATGCCCTCAAGGTTGGCACCAGCAGGCTCATACACTGCCGCAACACACCCAAGCATCCACTTGCGCATCAGCATCTCTTTCAAGGGTTCGTTGGTGCTCTTGATCGTGCCAAAGAACCTTTCCAGCCGCTCTTTACCATCCCAAGGCTCAGAGTCAATCCACTCTTTGACGGGATTGAACTCACGCGCCAGTAGCTTTAAGTTCCACCGCAACCGTTCGTGCGGTATCCCCGCCACAATACATCGGTCTTCGATCTCGATAATCGCCGCGTCATCCTTCAGGTCAGCGATAAACTCTTGGTTGGGTACGTGTATCTCGATGCTCTTCTTAATGACGTTGTAGTCCACCTCAATGCCGTTAGTAATAAGCACGCCTCGGTGATTCTCTTTCGTGTGCATCATCCTGCCGTTGCTGTTGCGCTGAAAGTCAAAGCTCTCAGGGATCACAACCTGTTGCAGTGTCGGCATCACCTCGCCCTCAATCACCGCATGGTCGTTGTAATCGCCCTTTGACTGCGGGATCAACACCTCGGCTACGCCGTTAAGTGCCTTTAATGCCTGCGCACCGCGCACCGCCTCGTTCTCTCCAGTGTTCGAGTCGTCGCAGTCCGCGATAAAAATGTGCTTAGATTTTGGGAAGTGCTCGAAGATAACCTCTGCGACTGGCGTTAGGTTGAACGCATCGAAGCAAACAACCGTTGGCTGACTCATGTCTTGATAGTAGCTTGCCGCCGTGGCGTAACCTTCAACGTAATTAATGGTCGTAGCCTTCTCTAAAAGCTCCTGCCCAAGTATAAAAAAGCTCGCCTTCTTTTTGGAGCCAGTAAGAAACATCTTGGCGCCGTCGTCGTCAATGTACTGAAGTCCAACGATCTCAAGATCTGAGTTCAACATTGGGATCAACAAGCGCCCGTCAGATCCAACCCGCAACCCGTGGCTTCTTACGCTCTTCTTGGCCAAGTATGGGTGCGCGTCACAACCAGAGCTTGCCGCCCAGATACTTTGCGCACGCTTCGCCGCCTTGTTGTTGCGCTCGATCTTCTTTTGCTCAGCCTCGGCCTGCAACTGTTTGATCTCTTCGCGTTGCTCTTCGCTCATCTGATAAGAGCCGCTGTTATGTGGCTTCCAAGTTGCTGTTGGGTTAGCCTGATCGATACGGTAATCACCGCACCGACCATACGGTATGCTCTGATCAGCCCAAAACTGATACCAGCCTGTCAGCTTGCGCTTACCATCAACTTCCATGTAAGCCCGCCCGATTGATCCATCAACCAAAAGCCCTTTCTTTGCATCCAAAACCATGTTGTTTTCTAAAAGAAAAGCTTCAAACTCCTGCCTAAAGTTGCCACTGATTGGTCTGCTATGATCTTTTTTAGGCGGGCTTTTAACTTTCAAGGACATTATAGGGCTTCCCTTTTGTAATTAGGTGTGTACAATAGTGCAAACATTAGCAAATAACAAGGATTAAATCATGGCATTAACAACCTCAGTTGGGTCAGGTGGAGAGAGCTCGTTTGAGTCAGTACCGCCCGGTTCTTACGAAGCAGTATGTTACCGTCTCGTCGATGCGGGAACCGCAGAAGAAGATTATAAAGGTGAAATCAGCAAAAAGCACAAGCTCTATATATTTTGGGAAATACCCGAGCTCAAGCTTGACGATGGGCGCCCATACTCTATTTTCAATGGCTACACCAACAGCCTCAATGAGCGCTCGAACCTGCGCCGTGATCTGCAAGCTTGGCGTAACAAGCCTTTCACTGAAGCCGAACTCGAAGAGTTTGACCTCACGAAACTGTTGGGCGTCACCTGTAAGATCAACGTGGTTTTGAACAGCAACGGCAACCCCAAGATCTCTGGTGTGTTCTCAAGCGACAACGGGGTCAAGCGAGTCAAGACGATCAACGAAAGCCAGATCTTTGACCTTGAGGAATACTGCAAAGAGTTCAGCGGCGAAAGCTGTGCAGAGTCAAAGCTTGCTTGCGACAGTTTCGACACCTTGCCTCGGTTTGTGCAGTGGCGCATTAAAGGATGTGACGAACAAGGCAAAGACGCAATGGATCCGTGCTTTGAAGTACAGGCCGCTATGAAGAAGGGTGCGCCCAAGGAAGAAAAGACTGGGTTAAGCGGTATTGCCTCAAGCCAGAAAAAACCGCTTGAGCCTAACAACGAAATCATGGACGACGACATTCCGTTCTGACGTCGATAGGGGCAGACCATGATCGAGCTTAAAATTGGTAGTGCATCTAACAAGTCTCTGAACGTAACCAAGTGTGACGTCGAAAGCGCATCTGTATATGAATTAGCAGATGCGCTTGAGTTGTTACATTACTTGGCGCGTGATCTCAAATACGAAGACCTTGGTTGGAAAATACTCGACGTATCGGATGAACTCAAAGAGAGGGCGAAAAATGACAGANATGATTAACAGCCCAGAGCATTATGCCACGGGTGCGGTAGAGACAATTGACAGCATCAAATCGTCAATGGGTTCGTATCAATTTATGGGCTACCTGCAAGGCAATATTATCAAGTACGCTTGCAGGATGTGGCGTAAGAATGACGACCCGACAGAAGACCTCAAGAAAATGATTTGGTATGCAAATAGACTAATTAAAGAAATAGAGGAAGACAATGCTTGATCGCGGTGATGTTGACGAGAATTTGCCCAACTGTCCGTGGACACAAGAAGACGCAGTAAGGGGTGATGATGCGGTGACCGCTAAGGCACAGTTAAAGCCAACATACACCCAATCATCTCAACCACCGCATAATATAATCTTAGGAGCAAAGTGTGGA